GTAGGAACCCGTTGTTCCTGTAGGAAATGATCCATTATTAAACCATCTACTTCCACTATCTTGATCTATATATTTCCAACTCACACCATCTGTAGTGATCGGAGCATTACCTAATCTACCAGTACCCATATTCCAATCAGAAGCTAGTGGGTGTGAATATAAAGTATAGTTTAAAGGTATGGATGAGGCGTTAGCTAAATATAACTTTAAATAAGCATCAAAACTACCAGTACCTATTTTACTAGCGATTATATCGCTGATTTGAGCAGAAGGAAATTTAATAACGGAACGTGATACTTCATCAGTACCATTAATAGAATAATAAGTGCTAATCTCTAATATTTCATCTAATCCCGTATTGACTGTTGGATAAAATGAATATAAAGTAGCGCTTTTTTCAGGGAATATTTTATAAATTGCCATAGTTAGTAATTACTACATATAAATATGTTAACTACCAAACTATTTTATGCCAATAAATGATAATATTCTTTAAAATGTTTAATTCTGTCAGCAAGACCAATAGTACCACCATTAACTCTTTTAGTAATAGATGTTACTACTGCATCAGTAGCGCCACCATCTGCCATTTTATGTAAATTGTTCTTAGTAAAGAACCATGCTGCTGATAATAATGCATATTGTGATGCTACTAAATCAGGATTTACTGTCATATCTACACCTATTGATTTACCAAATGCTGTGTAGTTATCTTTACCTGTTAATTGGATATAACCACGACCTCTGAATTTGTAACCATCACCACTTGCTTCAGTTCCGTTACCCATTCTATTTGAGTAAACTTTGTTTGCAATCTTTTGTGGATTTCTATTATATGGAGCAGCTGCTGCTTCTGTTGGAAAGTATTTTTTAAATATACCGTTTAAACCTTTAGCTGAATAGTTTAGATTTTCTTGTGTTAAACGAAAACCACCTGATTCGTGACCACATTGGGCTAAAAAGTGTGCCAATCTCAATGGAGTGTTAATTTGGAACTTAGCTGCCGTATCAGGAATCATTGCTATTACAGCATCAGGAATATGTCCTTTTAATTTATCTAATTTTAAACCACCTGTACTAGCTATAGGAGCAGGAGTTGGAGCAGTAGTAGGAGATGCTATTTGGGCTGTACCCATTATTTTATTCCAAGTACCGTCGCCTACAATACCATCAGGAGTTAAACTATTCTTTAATTGAAATGCTTTAACTGCTTCTTCTGTTTTAGGACCAAAATTAGTAACTGCTGGTTCAATACCAAGCTTTTGTTGCATTAACTTTACGTTTTCGTTATTATCACCTTTTTTTAATAACATATCTTTAATATTTTAATTTTTAATAAGTTACAACTCTACCTTGAATATCAGTATCAGGATATCTTACTTCAAAAATTGAAGGATCTGCTGATGGATATATATTACCATTTCTAGTAGCTCCTGCTATATCGTATCCTAAAGTAGAATAAGTAGTCCCAGTAATATCTTGTTTATTTATTACTTCTAACTTAACTACAGATTGTACCCCTTTTGTTTGTAAAAGAGTAATCATAACATCTGATAGTGTAATTGGTTGATTTATTTGCCAATTGTCTGTATTGAAATAATTTTTTAAAGCATTAGAACAATCTTGTAATACAAGTTGATTATTAAATCCACCTACTATAGTAATATCAAAATTAATTCCTATATTGATGTAAAAAGCATCTTTAATATTAATAGCATCAGTAACCATTCTATATTCATTCAAATAAGTAGCTAAGTTTTGTTTTAATGTAGTTGATGCTAAATCTAATTGTTTTTTGTCGTTATAAGCTAAAACATACATATCTAATGCTAATGGATTAGAAACTGCTGTTGGTGCTGTTGTAGATTGAGGATTAACACTTAAATCTTGACTAACATACACTTTAGATATACTACCATAATCTGAGGGTAATGACAATGCTCTTACAATATAATCATTTTTAGTTACAGCACGTAATTGAGATGAATGAGCATATAAAGCATTATTTCTAATTTCTTCTATTTCATCGGCACTTCTACCACCTGAAGATGGATTTGGGTTGATTGATACTACACTATTTTTAATTTCATTATCTGTAATTCCAGATTTAAAATAAATTCCTGAAACGTCAATTGTGGTTAAATCATTAGCAGGTACATTTGAAGTAATACCACCACCTGTTAAGTAACGTACGGTTAATGTTGTATTTGAAGGAGCTAAACCATATTCTTGAGTATAAAATATAGATGTTTGGTTGTAGTTATCTAATAAATCTGATATACCTGGTACTAATCCTAATTGGATATTGTCTGGTGTAGGTATAATGTTATTATCGGATTTATTTGAAACTCCTGCTCCAAATTCTAATTGCAAACTATTATCAGATAACAATCTTGAAACGAATCTACGTGGAGCACGTTTTAATTTTAACAAATAAGGAACTTGATCAGAATTATATGTTGGATTAGCTAATTTATCATAAATAGTGGATTGAGCTAAATAAGGAACTTCATACCACAAATTACCATCACTATCGGTTACATCTAAAATTTGTAAAATATTAGAATCAGTAATATTAACTGTAGAAAATTTAGTTGGGTTACTAAAATTAAAAGTAGTTGATTTTATTTCAGCTGATATAGCTGATACTGATTTTTTTATTAAAAAATTACTTGTATCATAAAATGTAATAGTAGCACTACCTGTATCACTAAAATCTATTTGTTCAGTAGTTAAAAATTTAGTTCCTGTAGATACTGATGTTAATACAGTATTTGTAGGAATAATTAATCCATAATTAGTATCAGGAACAGCAGCATTATTTATTACTGTAGAAGGTATTTTTTGGAATATATCTACTGTAGTAGAAGAAGCATATGATGCTTTAGGTCTATAACCTAAAACATAAGACATAGCATATAAATTTTCTTTTTCTTTAGCGTATAATAAATAGTTTTCTTGTACTTGGTTATCAAGATAAAATGACATTACATCACCAACATATGAAGCCATTTCAATAAACATAGCTCCAGGGTTAGCATCTGAAAAGTCATTATATGCTGTTGGAAAATATGTTTTGGCATAATTTATTAAGTTAGCTTTAAATGTGCTAAAATCTTTATTTAAATATGATATATTCTTATCTTGGGTCATTATTATATAAATTGTACAGTTACTTGATCGGGTTCGTTTGAAATTCTTAAACGATAATTTACAGTTACATTTAAGGTATTATAATCAAAATCATTTTTAATATCTATATTACCTAATTCTACTTCAGGAATAAAAATATTAATAGCGTCTATTATTTTAATTCTTAATAACTCTGTACTATCACTAGTCATATTTTCAAATAATGATTTTCTTAAATCCGCTCCGAATTCAGGATTCATTATTCTTTCACCCTTATCTGTTAGTAATAAATTAATTAAATTAGATTTAATTTGTTCTTTAGTACTATATGTTTTGTTAAATACGCCTTTAGCATTAAAGGGTAATGATACCCCAATTACAATATTCTTTTGTAAATCTAGTGGATTTACTCGTATCGTTTGAGGTATTGGCATATTATCCTAAATTGCTTAATCCTGCTTTATCTTGAGCAGTCATGTTGTTTGCAGCATCTGCTATAAAAGCAGCAAATGGATTACCACCTGTATTTTCTACTTGCAATCCACCTTGTTGTGGTACTTGATCATAACCTAACATAGATCCCATTTTACTTGCTAATTGAGCGCGTAAAGCAGGGTTAGGTGCTACATCATTGCTTGTAAACGACATTGTACGATTTTCACGTAATGCTTTTTTCTCTTGTTTAGCCATGTGCTCTTCAAGAATGTATGGTAATTCTTCATGAATAGCATCGATTACGGCTTCTTTAATTAGTCTTTTAAATGCTTTAGTGTTCATAATTATAAATATTTTATCCTTGTAAATTTTGATTATCAATTTGTAATTTCAATTGACTTATTAGTTGTTGTGGGTCTAATGTAAATGAATAATCACTTTTTAATTGTTCTAAACCTTTAGTATTAACGGCTACAGCATAATGACGTTTATTTCCTTTAACTACAAATTTAGGATCATCTTCTTTTTTAAGAACAAATGTAAATCCTTTGTAATTTCCAATTATACTGTTATTGTTAGTAGGAAGTACTTTATTAACAAGACCATTTAATGTTGATAAAGAGGAATTATCAAGAGTATCTTGTAACGAAGTTGTACTTACTCCTGGGTTTTGTTTTACTAGTAAATTTAATAGTGTTGTTGAGTTGCGTAATCTATCAGCATATTCACTATCAGATTCATCCGATCTACGAT